AAATCATGCAACAAATGATACCTTTCCATCTTGGTAGAATGGTCTAATCGTTCACGAAACAAGTAGCCGGCAGCACATTCTGGACAACAAAAAGAGCCATACACTTGATATTGATTTTGTTGAATACATTTTGGTATATAAAATGCCGCCGTATCATAAGGACACGTACACCAAAAACAATCAGACCGTCCATTGACTTCATTGGTATGGAGCCGCAAGGATATATTTTTTATTTTTTGATGTAAATTATCCTCGGCATACGTTTTTAATGGTTCTTGGCATTCTTCTTCAATAAAGGGCTCTACAATGGTATGATTGTATCGTATCTCGGTAATGTCCTTGCTGCTACATTTTAAATGTAAAATGATATTTTCTACAAATGGCATTACCGTTTCTGTATGGGAAGAATCTATGATTTTCCCACCTTTTGGTTTTCTACCTCTCTTTTTATTTTTTTCCATACCCTTGATAGTTCTTCCCTTCTAAATGAATTTATGATATGTTTTTTATTCTGGTATCATTGTTGAAAAACTGTTTTTCTGGTATTCTTGCCTTAATCCCATTCTCACTGGTACGTACAGATTCAAATAAATGGGGATGGGGCTGCATGTCATTGGTAGACGGCGGTGCTTTGACTTGATACAAATCACTTTGACTGGATGGAAAGTACTGGCGAGGACGATACAATTGGGTTTCTATATCAATGGTACTGGCTTTACCAGACCAGGGTGCATTCGACCCAGGTAAAAATTGTTTCGAGGTATTAAAAATGGGTTGACAAGGTATTTCCTGTCCTAAAGTACGGTCGTCAAGAATGGGCATGGTCGTGTATTTAGTAGGTACGGGACGTGGTGAAAAATAAAAGGCGGGAACATCTCCTTGATTTCTAGAATAAATACGTTCATTTAATTCTTCTACTCTGCTCATACTTTGTTTCTTTAAAAAAAATTGATTTTCCTTTCTTCCTTCTAAAAACAAAGATGAATCTCCAAGATCGCATTCAGGATATGGTGAACGAAATCCAGTACCAGTTGGGGAATACCACCAAAGAAATTTGTCAAGAAGCCATGGTCATTCAACTGCAAGATGCGGGCATCTTCTACGAGAAAGATAAAGTCATGCCCATCATGTTTCACAATCGATTTGTAGGGTCGTTGAAAGCGGATTTTGTGGTAGACCATCGTATCGTTATCATGATGTGTGGCGAACACGACACGCTACTAGACCAATGCAGAATGTACAAGCGAATTAGTCAATTACCTTTTGGAATGGTTCTTTTCTCAAAACGTGGACCCTTAATAGAACTATGTTAAAAAGAAATCGATTTCCTTTAGTATGTACCCCTATGTACTCATGTTACAAGAAGATACATTTTTTACAGAAAACAAGGATAATTTCACGTTTACCATTCGACACATTACCAAAGAAGAATTGAATCTCTTGTTTCAACCCATGTATGCACTATTGATTACGTATGGAGACATGCAAGTAGAGCTGCCAGACCGTATGAAGGCACGCCACATACATCTTACTACGTTTGAGGTAGAGGCGCTGAATGCAGACGTCATGGATAGGTATATGAAACTCATGATAACCACGAATAGACCTATTTTTTCGGTGTTTACAACTTGTTATCATTCGTACGATAAAATAAAAAGAGCCTATCAAAGTCTTCAAGCACAAACCATGCCAGATTGGGAATGGGTCATTCTAGATGATTCCGTAGAAGAAGCGCATTTTTTATTTTTAAAAGAGTGTTTGAACGACCCCAAAGTACGACTCTACAAACGTAGTGAAAACAATGGATTTATTGGAAATGTAAAAAATGAAGCCGTTTCTCTATGTAGAGGAGAATATGTGTTAGAATTAGACCATGATGATGAAATTGTGCCTGAATTATTTGCACTGGCATCAAAAGTATTCGAAGACCCAGCCGTAGGATTCGTATATACCGATTACATGAATGTCTATGAAAATGGTAACCCTTTTCATTATGGTAATTATTTTAGTTTAGGGTATGGTGGATATTACCGTCAAAAATTTCGCGGAAAATGGGGATATGTTGCCATGACACCGAATATCAATAGCAATACATTAAGTCACATTGTTTCTGTGCCCAATCATGCAAGAATGTGGCGAAGAAAAACATTGTTAGATATTGGCAATTACAATGAATATTTACCCATTAGTGATGATTATGAATTATTATTAAGAACGGCCGTACATACAAAAATGGTAAGATTGCCTATCCTAGGGTACATTCAATACATGAATGAGAATCAAAATAATTTTTCCTTGATACGAAATAGTGAAATCAATCGTTTGCGACACCACATTACACCTCTATGTTATTCTTATTTAAACATGTATCGTGTCATGGAACAAAAAGGCGCATTAGATAATAGTTCCCTTTCTTTACCGATTTGGAAACGACCTTCGTTTGAGTATCGTTATTGTAATGGTATTGCAGAGGTAGAGGGTGACATGCAATATTGTATTCTTGGTATGTCGGCATTTTATCAACACTATGCTACGCTCAAGACGTTGTACCAGCGAAATGATTTTTTACTGTTAGACAATCAATATACGTCTACGGATGATACGATTGGCATCATCTTAGAGAGGTTTAAAATGGACCGTATTAAATTTTATTCGATTGACTGTACAGAGCAGGAATTACTTCATTATTTTGACATGTTGTACAAAAGCAAAGCATCTGCCATTTTTAGTTCACAATTTATCATGCCGTGTTCTTCCGCTGGACCTCCTAAAAAATTATCCATTATTACACCATGTACAAGGCCAGAAAATTTAATGCGATTGAAAGAAAGCATCCCCTTTGAATATGTGCATGAGTGGATTATTGTATACGATGCGCCTACGTTTACGCCCATGTTTCATGAGGATGCCATCAAAGAATATTGTTGTCAAGGACCCTCGATGGTTGGAAATAGACAACGTAATTATGGATTAGACCATATTACAGGGGATACGTACGTTTATTTTTTAGACGATGATACCATTATGCATCCGGATATGGCATCGTTTCTACCGACGATAGAACCCAATCATCTTTATACGTTTGACCAATCACGAAACAGCAACGTATTTCCTTATACAGACAGGTTAACGGGAGATAAAATAGAAATGTTTCACATTGATACGGCGATGTTTTTAGTAGATTCTTCACTATGTAAAGACATACGATGGATAGTAGATGAATATACGGCAGATGCCATTTTTATCGTAGAATGTTATTCTGCCAATCCATCTACGTGGATGTATGTCAATCGCATTTTATCCTATTATAATTATTTAACTTAAAAAGGGACCGCGTGTAGTGTATTTACCTTGAAAAATATCAAATTTTCCGTTTTTATCATAATCCCAGGACGTGGTTTCACTTTCTTTTACAAAATAGACGGTAGAATAAAAGGCTAAATAAGCAATCATTCCTGAAAAAGTACCGTGGGATAAAATGACGTATCGATGCGTAGACGCAAATAAAACGGTATCCTTCGCGGAACCTTCATATAATTTTACTTTTGGTAAATGTAGTAGAGTTTGAGCAATAGGATGGTCAATGCTGTCTGTACTTAGATAGACCGTGTCTACGTTCAAAGTAGAGAGGATGTTTTGATAATAAGAAACGCCTGGATTCCATTGAGCTACATCACCCAACCGTACGTGAATGAAACAATTGTTGTTTGGGTTAGGTTTTGGTTTTAATTTAGAATAAATGTAACGATGCGTGAGTTGGGTAACTTTCGTAGATTGAAAATAATCGCGAAAGGACAAGTTATAATCAATCGAATCTTTATTGTAAATGTCTATATAATTGTCATCCGTTACGACAATAGAAGTAATGTGTTTTTGTGTTCCTACAAAAAGGGGAAATAATTCTTTGACGGAATCACCGTGTTCATAGTCTATGTATAAATTAAATTTTTCAGCGAGAAGACTTGCTGCTACATTGATAAAGAATTGGTTGCCGAGACGGCCATGTAAAGTATCGGTTTTCGACATATAGGATTCTATGAATATATCTTTAATGTTTTTTATGTTTTCTTGTTCCACCACGTGGTTTATGTTTTCTTATATAGATACGGTAAATTTCATTTATTTTGTCATTAGGTGTTTTTTCTTTTATAGATTGAATGAGACGTTGTGTTGGTAGATTTGTATTTAAATCTGCTTCTATTTCTTCTAGACTGGGTAAATGCCCGATTAATTTTATGATTTCTTCTTCTAATTCGGCTGTTGCATTTTTCAATGGATTACTTGACGGTGTTGCAAAATGACGAATAAGTGATCGATTCTTTTCGGTTAGTTTCCCAAATAAGTCACGTTCTGTACGACGTTTTGTACGTATTGCTTCAGCGCGTTCTTGTGTTGCACGTTTACGTGCTGCACGTTCTGCTTTAAGGTCTGCTGCACGTTTTTCTACTGCACGTTTTTCTGCTGCACGTTTTTCTTCTTCCAGTGCTGCTGCAAGTTGTGCACGATAAAGCGCTTCGCGTTCTGCTAGACGTTCTTTTAGACGTGCTTCTTCATCCTTTTCTATCGCTTGTTTTGCATAAAATTCACCTATGTGTTCATGTGTGATTTCGAAATAAATATCAGTCATCTCATCCACTAGTTTCTTCTTTTCCTCATGTGTTAACGTTGCAGGCTCACCCCATGTTACTATAGGTAAGGCATGTTCTTCGCCTACCTTACATAGTCCTGTTAAACAATCACGTACGATTTTTTCTGGTAAACGTTTTGTTGGAAATTTGCATTGAAACGGCTCGTCAAAAAACCATTCATAAGAATGAAATAGTTTACCTTTTTTATATAAGTCGTGAGAAAGCAACTCTTTTAATATACTATAATGGTTTGACTTGACTGATTTTTTAATTAATTCCGTGTACAAATCTCTGTTACGGATAGGATATGCTAATCCAAAATCAATCAATAATAAATTGCCAGTACTGTCAATCATAATGTTTCCTTTATTTGGGTCATTATGGTTAATGCCACAATCAAGTGCAGTACAATATAATCCTAATGATTTACGTTTTATTTCATTTTTTTCATTTTTTTCATGAGGATGTCTCATGAGATATTCGTATAATGTTTCACCGGGTGCACATTCCATAAAAAGAATACCTACGTGTGATTTTGCATATTCGCTCTCGTCTAATAATCTAGGTATGTCCACATAAGCATATGCATATGTACTTGGTATAATTTTTTCTAAATGACTAACGGTACAGATAAAAGAATGCAGCATGGCCGGACAAATGGCAACGTGATGTCTTGTTAAGGACTCCGTATAACAATGTTGTAACATCTTCGCCTCGAATTCAAATTCCTTGCGTGATGATAATTTTGAATAATTTTCTTTCACGATGGGTAAGGCTTCCTCTTTATACGCCATATTTACGTCAATGGGTACAATTTTTAAAATAAAATGACGTACTATTTCACCCGTTTCATAATTGATAAATCCCGTATCAAACCCTTCCGGTGCTTTTACGCTCATTGTATATCCATAAGCACCATTGGATAATGGTGTCCGTTCACTATTACCAAGAATTTCATCCAATGATATATCTTTCATTTTTGTAACAACACCACCCTTCATATACTAGGAATTTATTTTTTTTAATTCTTCTAAAAAAGAATCAATGTAATCTTTTAGTTTATTGTTAAATACAATATATCCAGGACTTCCAACTTTCCATTGGTTTCTATCTCTACGTATTTGATGAATTTCTGTCATTAATTTAGTAAGATTTGAAGTATTCATATGAAATACTAATATAGTTTATTTCTATGAGGTTTCTCACCATTCTTTTTCCGCTGATGAATATCAAGGATATTGATTTTGAATTGGCAAAATTACGCATGAAAACGGGAATGTTGTTACAAAAGAAAAATGAATTAGAAAATAATGTAAATCGGTTTTACCCAGAAATGAATGAATCAAAAGAAACCAAAAGTGAAAATTTTGAAGTCATCAAACAAAAAGACTTTACCTTTAAACAGGTAGGCGGTCATGATTTGATTAAGGAAGAATTAATGCAATGCTCTGACTTATTGATACACTTTGATAAATATGCCAAGTATAACGTACGGACACCAAAAGGTCTTATTTTAGAAGGACCGCCTGGGAATGGAAAAACATTATTGGCGAAAGGATTTAGCGGCGAACTTCAAGTGGGCTTCATACCCGTATCCGGTGCCCAATTTCAAGAAAAGTATGTAGGTGTGGGTGCAGCACGTGTACGTGAACTCTTTGACTTGGCAAAAGAAAATGTGCCCTGTATTATTTTTATGGATGAAATTGATGCGATTGGTCGAAAACGTAAAAATGGGGATGCACAAGAGCACGACTCTACGTTGAATGAGCTTTTAGTGAATCTAGATGGATTTAAATCGACGAATGGTGTTTTTTTAATGGGGGCAACCAATCGTATGGATTTATTAGATGAGGCATTGGTGCGTCCGGGACGTATTGATAAAAAGATTTATGTAGGGAATCCGGATAAAAAAACGCGTGAGGCAATTGTAGCGATTCACTTGAAAGGGAAACCACACCAGTTTTCCGTATCTACGTTTATAGAAATGACAAATGGATATTCGGGTGCACAAATTGAAAATCTTTTGAATGAAGCCATGTTGTATGCATTGAGACAAAGCCGTGAATGTATTACGATGCAAGACATTGAATTAATCTCCAATCGTATCTTGGTAGGGTTTCAATCGACAGAACACATTCTTAGCAAAGAAACGTTATACCAAGTCGCCATACATGAGATGGGGCATGCATTGATTGGATATTTAACCAAACATAAAAAATTAATCAAGGTAACGATTAATGTATGGTCACCGATTAGTTTGGGGTTTACGTTATTTGAACCGAATGATACGTTATTGGTTACCAAAGAAACATTGATGCATGAATTGATGGTTTTATTAGGTGGACGAATTGCAGAAGAGATGATATGTCGTACGATTACAACGGGTGCAGCACATGATTTTTTACAAGCGAAACAATTGGCGGAAAAGATGGTGGTAGAGTATGGTATGGGGAATCACATTATGATACCGCATGGGTCAGATAGGTATCGTGAAGTAATGGACCAAGAAATCGATGCGTTGTTATCTACTGCGTATGAAAATGCAAAGGTAGTCTTGTTGAAAGAAGAGACGTTATTAAGGGACTGCGCGGACTTACTTGTCAAAGAACACGTATTAAAAGAAGAAGATATACGAGCAAAAATGTAATGGTATAGTAATGCCAATAGAAGAATTTCAATGTACAGAAGAAAATAGTGCACGTTTGTTAGAATTAAGAAAATGTGCGGAACAACAACAAGCAGAATCGTATAAAGAATTTGAAGCATCCCAACGTACAACAGAGCCAAAAATACCAGATTTTATATTACATCCATGGGAAAATAAATGTAATGAAGATGATTTTATTTATGTTTCTTATGAACCCGGAGCTACATGTGACTTTATTAAGGGGTGGATGCATGTACATGTACGTAAGTTTAACAAACGTGTACGTGTTGCTTCGCATAAGGCTAAAACACGTAGATTGACGGATTCTATTCTTACCATCGCACATGTCAATTATATTTCAACGAATCAAAATAAATCAAAAACGGGGCCTGGAGTAGGAAGAGCAATGATGGAATTTATGGAAGAACGCATGAGAGACAAGGAGTGTCATTTTGTAGAGCTTATGCCATTACCAGATGTAGTTGGATTTTATACGAAATTAGGATATGCTTTAGAATTTGAAGATGTAAATTATTATACAAAATGGTTTGTAAGGAAAGAACCCTATGCGAACGAATTAAAATTGTATGGTGCCGAATTGATGGAAGAAAATAAAAAAATAACAGAAGAAATGGAAAGACAAGAAGAGGAATCGTTTTTACCCATTTATGAACAACTTACACCAAAACAACAACGTAACTATCACCATCTACAGGAAAAAGACCCCTTTACAAGAATGGGTTTAATCATTGCGTATGACATAGGTGGTATAAAGGAAGTAAGAAAGGAGTTAAAATAAAGCCATTCAGAAAAGTCATGCTATAGTATGAATAGTCGAATAAATGAATTGGATATAAAGTTAAGAGAAATACTAGTAACATCGAATATAAGAAAGGACATTATTCTTTTTATGAAAGAGTTTTGTGAAAAATCCGGTATTATCGGTGAGTTAAGCGAGTTAAAACCAATGTCTGCTTATAGAGTAGGAAATGTTGTATTAAAATTAATTGATAAACCAAAGTATTTACGAAATACAATAGAGGATGCTGGTATAAATACAATGAAATTGACAAGATATGCGGAAGAATTAGGGTTAGGTGTAAAATTTTTAGGAGGCTATTCTATCGTAGTTCCAGAGGATATGTATGACCATGAAATTTATGTTATGGTTACTGAATATAAACCTCCAGTGAGTCAAAAATTTAATGTGATTACTTTGATACAAAAAATAATAGATAGCCCGATTCAAATACATCCAGATTTTTGTTTAAAAAATATGGTAATGGATGAAAATAAAAATGTTCTTCTTATTGACTGGGATTATTATCAATATGAAACAATATTTAGGGAACATATTACGCCACAGATTGCTAAAAAAATTATGGTAGACCGATACAATGGTTTTTTAAAAGGCAAACCTTACGGTGGAAAACCAAGCGTACTTCCTGCATGTCGCTTCCGTCCTTTAGGGTCACGTAAAAAAGTAAAGAAACGTACACGTAAAATCTAACCCTACGGTATGTTGGTATGGTTATTGTTATTGGCCTATGTAGTCGATACGTATTACGACAATAAATATTCCAAACAACTCTTTTCTTATAAAAAACAATTTAAATTAGCCATGATTGTCTTTGGTGTCTTTTCCTTTTATCTTTTTACCAAAAAGAACCCGAGTGAATCGAAATCATTCATGCAACATTTGAATGGTGTCATTCGCTACATGCCCATGGATAAAGATTCTAGAGATTTGGTAAGTCCCCTTTTCTCTACGGGAGAACAGAGAATCCTTACGTCAGGAGTAGAGGCAACTTCGAGAAGTGTGAGTGGTACAAAAAAGAAATATGTAGCGGCACAACAAGGGTGGAAATGTAACGATTGTCAAACCCAATTGGATGCATGGTTTGAAGTAGACCATAAAATAAGATTAGCAGATGGTGGGTCGAATCATATTGATAATTTAGTGGCTTTGTGTAGAAATTGTCACGGGAAAAAGACAACCTTTGAAAATTTATAAAAAAATTGATATTTCCTTTTATTGGAAAGGTAAAATGTGGTACGAACTACCTTACGGAATTTTCATGAAAGTCTATGAATTGGATGGTGTAAAGCATCGTTTTACATTGGATACAACGAATGGAAAACGAAGCCCGATTGAAAAATTGGTGGAAAATAAATGGAAAAGAATTTAAATCAATATAGTATGAGTTTAGATACACCAGATATACCAGTTTCACAGCCGCAACCAGATACACAGACACAGACACAGACAAATACACCAGATACACAGACAAATACACCAGATACACAGACACAACCAGAGAAACATTATACCTATGCAGCTTCTCCTACAAACAATAGTTCAATTATTTTTATTATTATTTATAACATTCTCATATTTGTTATTTGTTTACTGAATTATAAATATGGACAATTTAGTTTTGGTAAACGTGCAATTTTATTTTGGGGTGTTTATCTAACAATATCAGTTCTTTTTATTTTATGTTATTTTTATAGTCCTTGGAATGATGTATTAACAAAAGAAATCAATGTGGCGAAAAAAAAAATGGATGAATTAAAAATAAAAAAAGAAAAAGCTGCAACCATTGTAAAAAACGATGTGAAAGACATTCCCTACGTAAAACCAAAATGGACCAATACGACAAAAACATATAATACGTTAATCAAGGATACAGAAAAATTATTTACAGAGGAAGTATGGGATGAGAAATTAAAAAAGTATGATACTGTAATCAAAGATACAGAATCATTACCTACGAAAGAACCCTCGATAGATGCATGGAAAGAAACCATCCGTAAATATAGTGAAAATATTCCAGAAAAAATATATGAAGAACAACTCAAAAATGTATGGGTGGAAGCATTAAGTAAACAAAATCGGTATTATTTGTTAGGATTTACGTTACTTTCCCTTTTACCCTTTTTCTACTTTCTTATCTATATTTTAACACATACCGTACCAGAAATTGATATCTTTATTCAACGTCCCTTTTCCTTTTTAATGGTAATCCTTACACTCTTTTATACGGCCGTGATATTACTTTTGTATACCGTTACTAAAAAAACATACGCGACTATCATACCAATTCTTTTGTTTTTCTTTTTAGCAGGCATTCTTTATTTTCAAAAATATTTACACCTCTTTACTACAGTGGGTATATTTGCCATTTGTATCGTAGAATCCTTTCTCGTCTTTTACAATGTTGCCTTTGCCTGGTGCTTGATACCATTACTTCCCCTGTTCTTCCTCCTGTTCACCCTGTACACACAACAACAACGCTAATTGAAGCGCCAATTCATCTGGATTTTTGATTTGCGTAATTAACGTTTCCACTGAATGTAGACCCATAATAATTTTATAAAAAAGTGGGTCAAAGGAAGCATTGTACCGTGTTAACTTTGTATTTAATTCATAAAAATTGTACACGGAAAATGAATGTTGAATTTCCATGGATTTTTGATAAACATGAATCATAAACGACTTGATATCCTCTACCTGTTCCGCTTGAATCGTTCCGCAGATAAATTCCATCGTATGGGTTGCTGCCGAATCATAATCGTGTAAAATGAGACCCTTTACGAGTTCATACATGTGCGTTTTTTGAAGAGGTGTCAACTGAATGATAAATCCAAAATCAATGATGTAGAGGGCATCTCCTTGAAACAATAGATTTCCTAAATGAAGGTCGCCGTGAATGAACCCGTGACGCGTCAACAAATGAATCACCATTTCGATTAAATGACTAATCGACGCTTGTACTTCTTTCTCGGGTAACGTAGAAAGGGGCTTGTGTTCAATTTTGGTCATCACAATGTGTACGTCGTTACATTCGTCTTCTATCAATCGAGGCGTCTTGATAAAAGGGTAGTTAGCAATGGCTTGAAAGGCCTTATGATTCTTTACCTCTTGGTTGTAGTCTAATTGGGATAGAAAACTATCCTTGATTTCTTCAAAGGCAAGGAGTGGTGTTGGAATGGGATACATCCAATGTATCCAATCCAAGTACCATTGAAGTGTGGCAATACTTGCATGAATACGGTCGTCAATTCCTCTACGTTTCGTTTTCACGACAATGGGATTTCCTTCCCATACACTTTCATAGACAATGGAGATGAGGCCAGACCCAAGGATTTGGACTACGGGAAACGTAGGGTCAAATTCTTCGGGTTTAAATGGAATACTGTGAACGGATGAAAAAAAGTATTCCCCGGATAAGGCTTGAAAAAACTTGGTATACAGTAGATTGACTTGAATGCAACGATTCCAAAAGGATTCATGATGAAACTTTCCGTACCATACACTCTTGATACTTTCACTTAGTAAAATACCAACAATTTTAAAAAATTCCATAACTAGGTTAACGATAGATTCTTTATACCTTTTTGATATAAAACGTAGAATGGAATCGACGAATATTAAAAAAAATCGAAATAGAAATAAACTATCTATATAGTACAAATGAATACGTATTTGGCTTCACACCAATCCAAAGACAAGACCGAGTGCACACACACTCGAATATCTGGTGGGTCATACCATATCCCTGATTTAGCATCGTTTTATCCCATCTATGTCCATCACGTATTTGTAGAAAAAAACGATGAACATTTAACAGAGAAACAATTAGAATGTGGACCTTTAGGAATTGATTTAGATTTTCGATATGCAGAGGCGAAACGAATGTATACACCTGACCATATTGTCGACTTTCTCGACATTTTATTTGAAGAATTACACAAGCTCCTTCACATTCAAGAAACATTTCCCGTGTACATTTTTGAAAAGCCAAACATTAATGTTACCCCAACGATGATTAAAGATGGGATTCACATGATTATTGGTTTGAATATGGATTCCACAACCAAAGGAATGTTGCGCAATCGTCTTTTGAAAAAGATGACCATATGGAATGATTTACAATTGACGAATGATTGGGAATCCGTACTGGATGAAAACGTGTTCAAAGGGTTGACTGCGTGGCAACTGTACGGGTCTAAAAAACCTGGTCATGAAGCGTATGCGTTGACGGACGTGTATACGTGTGAACATCATGGTGAAGATTATGAGGTGCATCATTCGAGTGACCCATTTCCTATTCAAACGGAATTTTACAAATTGACTATTCGTAACATTCAAAATGAAACACCTGCGTTGAAACAAGAATTCAAAGCAGAATATGAACAAAGTAAACAGCGAAAACGCCTTCGCATCGTAAATGATGCGCCATCGGGTGAATTTGCAACACCCGTTGCGTTAAACAAAGAGTTGGACCGTCTCTTTGCTTCGTTGAATGTTACGGAATATATGGTACAAGAGGCACACTTATATGCCATGTGTTTGCCGGCACCTTACTACGATGATTACATGAAGTGGCAACGTGTAGGATGGGCGTTGAAAAATACGGATTATCGACTCTTTCCAAGTTGGGTAAAATTTAGTAGTCAATCGTCGAAATTTAATTTTGCGGATATACCTGGTCTTAAAAAACAATGGGAAAGTTGGCGTCCCAATGATGAAATGTTGACGCTACGTTCCATCATGTTTTGGGCACGCACAGAGAATCAAGAAGAGTATGAAAAAATCAAAGAAAAAAGTGTAGACATGGCGTTGGAAGAAGCCATTCGCGATACATGTACCGAGTTTGATATTGCAACGATATTGTATCAACTGTACAAGGATTCCTTTGTATGTGTGGATATCAAATCGGCGCGATGGTTTCAATATGTCAATCAAAAATGGGAAGAAACGGATTCGGGTACAGAATTGAGAAAACGAATCACGGACATTAAAGGTCTCTATGGCATTTTCGCCAAAAAATTATTTCAAGTAGGTCAATTGGTAACGGCCTTGTCGGCTACACCAGACGATGAGAGGTATAAACCGCTCAAGAAAAAACAAGATAAAATTCATGGTATCATGGTAAATATGTTGAAGAAGAATGCATCGAAAATTATGATGGATTGTTGTCACATCTTCTATGTAAAAGATTTCATGGAATTACTCGATAGTAAAAATCATCTCTTGTGTTTTACGAATGGTGTCGTGGATTTCTCCACCAATACGTTTCGGGATGGTGTTCCGGAAGATTATACGCATAAATGCACGAAGATTCCATACATTCCCATGAAAGATTGCAATCCAACGACGATACAAGAAGTCAAAACGTTTATGGACCAATTGTTTCCAGATGAAGAATTACGCCAATACATGTGGGACCATTTTGCGTCGATTTTGATTGGTCGAAATTCCAACCAAACGTTTAACATTTACATTGGTGCTGGTCGAAATGGAAAATCCATGATGATTGAATTGTTGAGTGGCATGTTGGGCGATTACAAGCAAACCTTGCCCATTAGTTTAGTGACTGGAAAACGCGGCAATATTGGAAGCGTAAGTCCAGAAATTGCAAACTTGAAAGGTGTGCGTTACGCCGTCATGCAAGAGTCTTCCGTACACGACAAAATCAATGAAGGACCCATGAAAGAATTGACGGGTGGGGATGCCATTCAGTGCCGCGCACTTTACAAAGCACCCATTACCTTTATTCCACAATTCAAATTGGTAATGGCAACCAATAATTTACCCGGAATGGATGGGAAAGATGAAGGTACGTGGCGTCGTATTCGCGCATGTGAATACAAATCGTATTTCTGTGAAGAGCCTGACCCTACTTCCAAATATCAATTCAAAGTAGATAAAAATTTAAATGATAAATTTGATTCTTGGAAACCCGTCTTTATGAGTATGCTCGTAGAGAGGGCTTTTGTGACCAAGGGCAACGTAGTGGACTGTAAAATGGTGTTACGTCATTCTGAACAGTACCGCAAGGACCAAGATTATTTGTCGTCGTTTACCAAAGATTGTATTCATTTGATTCCATCGGGTGTCCTTCGCGAATTAGACTTGTACGATAAGTTTAGTGAATGGTGGAAGCTTCTTCATGGTAAGAATGTACCCAAAGGTAAAGAATTGTTTGATTATGTCAATCGCATTTATGCCAACAATCCTTCCGTGACGAAACGTGGTACGGTATGGTATGGTCTTCAAGTATTGAAAGATGAAGAGGATACGTTAGATTTATTGATTTGAGCGGCGCGTTCGTTTTCTGCGTACACGTCTTGTTCGTCTTCTTCCGCCGACTTGTTTCGAGTATAAATCAAAATTGAGTTGACTTGACGTTTTATTCGTGTACATGTTATATAACAATATAATCTATTTTTTTTACTTTGAAATAAATTTTTACATTGACTTCTACATTTGCCGTATCATAATTCGAAGGAATACGTTTTGCTTCCGTTAATTCACGATAATAGTCTTCTACCATGGAATGAATTAAAATGACTTCTTGTTTTTCTACATAAAAAGGTATGGTTTCCATACGTAATTGTGGTTTCACTACAAACGTAGATACGCGAGAATAATGATTTAATTCATTTGCTAAACGTGCAAAATAATGGTTGGGTTCACCCGTTTTTAAATTAAATTCTGGTAAAATTAATTCCTCTTTGACGGAACAATAGCCTTTACATCGTATGATTTCTTTTAAAAAATCTGCATTGATTTTATTCGTCCATTGTACGGGAAGAATGCGCTCTAAAAAAGCAATGTCGACTTCTTTTTTTGCAATGGCTTTATTTAATTTTTTACGTAAGTCAGGATTACGCATTTTTTCTTTTAAAAATCGACGAAGGGATGCATACAAATAATGTTCTGCTTTTGTAAGAAGATGATGGTCGATACGTTCTTTATCTTTATGGGAAGGAAGATTCATATATTCATTCCTTACACGGTATGGATAAAGCTGTAAAGAACTATGGTCCTCTTCTGGAATACAAGGTACAAAGGAATTGGTTTCCGTAATGATACCTTGTAGTGTTCCCTCCACTACTTTATAAAGAGGTGTACAGGGTATGTTTTTTGAATACTTGTTCAATACAAACAAGGTATGCTCATACTTAGAAGTAGGCATGGGTACTACGGGTATGGATAAGGGTGCAGATGGATAACAGGGTATGAATACCTCTTCCATGGAAAACCCGATGCATTTATTTGCATGCAGTACTTGACTTGCACCGGGTAACTCTGCATAAACGAGGGAAGCAACTAAATTACTACGAAATTCTTCACTTTGAGAAGTACACTGTGCATAAATGGCAGTGATTTGTTCAAAGGCAAATTGTAGTTTTTTATGATAGTAAGGATATAACAAAGAATGCGTATTTTTACCAATGTTATGCTCGATAATGGGTTCAAAACAAATCGTTCCTTGTACATTTTGTTCCAGTAACATCAACATTAATTTATGTTCTTTATCGATTTTTTTCACTGGACATATAAATTCTACATGTATTTGGTCAGGAACACGTACAATGACTAAATTGACCGCCATGGTTTCTGATATGATATCCCATAATTCTGTATAATCCATTTTTTCTTTTAAAAAGGCGCGTTCAAATGCTTCAAAGGTATCATATTGTCGCAACACATTACCATTTTGTACCACGTTAAATTTTTGTTTTGCTACTTTTAAGAGAGTCGATAAAAAGGTAGCATGGGTAAATCTTCCCGGATACGCAACATTCCAACACGTTTCGATACATTTTAAAAAAGTATGCGGAGGTGCAACACCGTACCGTAACAAATAATTTTGTGGTTCGAGTTGACAATCTTCCGTCAATTGAAAAAAAGAACGTAGTGGTTTAGGTAAATAAGAAACCTTTCCTTCTTCTGCTAAACTGGTTGGATGAGTATTGATGTATTGTTTCGATTCTACCATTGCACGTGTTTCTTTTTTAGGAACGTGTTCCTTTTTAAAACAACATACGCCACGTTCTTTTAATGGACCAGGAAATGGATGCGACCCATCATTCATTTTAAAAATAGAACCGTCACGTGAAGGGTCAATTTCTCCTTTGATGGATGGGTCAATGACTCTTTTTCCTTGTTTTACCAATACGTCTACTTCTTTTTGTGTCAAGGGTGTTTTTTCTTCGATATCCCAGTACATGGGACAGATGTAAGGCACTTTATCGTACGTGTACATGGGAAACTTTTTTGCTTTTTGAATTTCTTCTTCATTTAATAAGGCAATGGGACGACGTGTCAATGGACAATCGCGTGTATATCCGTCATACGTATGGTTTGATTTTTCCATGCGATAAATAGTAAAATTTGGATTATTGACAATTAAATCGCGATCTTTTCCACCTCCTTCGTATTCAATTTCAAGAGGTTCATCGTATTCTATTTCCAAGGGTTCGTCTTCCTCTGCTTCGTCCTCTTCGTATCGTTTACGTACGACTTGTTTTGTAATGACTGGTTCTTCTTCCGTACAAGTAATGGTATTGGGAACGGTTAATAAGGCAATGTACGCTTTCATATTTTTTTTCAAGCAGGGTAAATAATGTAGAGAGGGAATTCCATCGATTTGAATGGAAACGTCCGTTGCCGATTTTACAATTGTGGTAGGAAATCCTACTTTATGTTTTACCATGATGCGTTTGTTATCTGCTTCTAGGGAAGCAATGTTTTGATACGCTTCTTCTACTATTTTGGTAGCTTGTTCTTGTGATAAATGAAACAAATCTTTTATTTTTCGTATGGTTACTGCTGGAGTAACACGTTTGGATAAATAATCCGTCACACAAATTTCTTGAATCAATTCACCTTCATAAAATTGGGAGACTCTTCTATAACGTAGAGATGGACCAATATCAATGAAAAAAAGACCCGAACAAGAATGAGATTTTAATTTTTTTACTAAAAATTCTATTTTGTACGTCATGTCAACAATGGTAGTTTGACGAATACTTTGAAACGTAGGATACGTGTACCCACTGGTATACATAAAAGACGCAACTTGTTCCAATACGTCGTCGTATTTATGAAACAACCTATCTATTTCATCAATGGTTCTTATTTGTTTGGATTGACACTCTAACAATAAACTACCATTTTCGTGAAATGCAAATTTCGCATCTTCAAAAAAAACGGTTACGGTATGTTTATGGGATTGACCGTGTTTGATGACTTCTTGCACGGGAAGAACGGGTATTTTATTTCCGTGTAAATCTTCATGTACCGTGTACAATTTATAAAGGATATTTTCTTCTTTTCCAGGATGATATTGTATCATTTTGATATCCTTGGATACATGAAGACGTTGGAATAACGTATCTAGGGGGACAACAATGGGGTCCGCCGTTTCTAATCGACACAATACATGGGTAATACCTTCGATGGATGGTTCAGGCATGGGAAGGGTCAATACTTTGGAAAAGTCTTGTTTGACGGGTGTAGTAGGCTGGAAAAACAAAGGGATGGGTTTACGCGTACATACGTATACGGTATCTTCTAACAAAGGTGCATAATCTAATAATAATTTACGAAATTCTTGGTCAACGGGTACGTGTTCGTATTCATCCATTTGTTCTACTTTGTCAGGATTGGCGGCACAAGGGATGGTTTGACCAATAGGTATATCCATCCATCCTTCAAATGTAAATTCATCCAAGTCTTCCAAGGTATATTCTTTTTTTTCCAAAGAAGGTAGTGCTTGATTAAAACAAAGTAAAAAGTTACGCAAATGAAACGATGGAATGGTTCCAAAAGGTTGAATTAACCTATCATAGACTTCTTTTGAGGTATAGGAAACGTATTTTTTCCCAAATAAATAAACATCACTTTCTAGTAAAATAGATAAGGCATAACGTATGGTTTCAATGGTATCATCTTCCAAAATATCTATCACGATGGGTTTTTCTTGATAGATAAACTTCATGTATTAACATGGGAATTTTTTTTAAATGGTATAATCATGGCATTTACTCGTTTTTATGATGATCCAGATAGAATCATGAAAAAAGTACAAGAAAGTACAGACCAAGGATTATATTATTTAAATTGTCCTGGAAATGGAGAAAAGCCGCCCTTTGTAGAAGACCCGAACATTATTTTACAAAAATGGGGTGCAAATTTACACCAAGACCGTGTTCACGTAGAAAGTGAACTCTTTCGTATTTGTGAACCATTAAAACGTGACTGTGAACGTAAAGTGTTTCAATCGACGCCCATCCAGTATCCCAGTTATAAAAAAGAAGTCACGAGTCAACCGCGTACCATTATGCCTGTATGGACGGCAAGAGACTTGGAGCAAAATCACCGATACATTTTACCACTCAATCCTCAAGAACATGTGATGCCAACGTTTCCCAATAATATTAGTACAAGGTTGGTAGAAAAAGACAATCAATTACGTAAATAAATATGTAAAATGAACATTCCGGTTTCTTCTACGGAATAAATATCATCTTGAATTCTAGGTATGGTTCCTTTTACTTCATGGATTTGAAAGGGAACCAACCGTAACTCTTTTGCTTCTACACGTATCTGGAGGTCTTCTATCCATAATCCATTTTCAAATACTTCTTTTACAGTGGCATATACGTCATAGATTAAATTGTTTTCTTCGTCTAACTCTACGTCTGGTCTACATAAAACAATAAATTGGTCGTAGACGAGTTCATGATGCCACATTGGTATAGAGTAACGTTTGTCATTGTACGTATACAGGTATACGTGTTGATTTACAAGGTCGGCTAATGTAGGATGAATGACTAAGAGAGGTGGCATTCTGGATTCGATTTCATGAAAGACCATGGGTGGAATTAATTCTTGAAAATCCATGAGTAAGACGTATAAGGAAAGTAGAGTAGATGCATCCATGGTAGATAAAACGTAATCGATAGAGGATTGAAACAAAGAAGGTAAGATGGGGTCTTTTTGTTGAGATAGATACTCATAGGCTTCTTGTACTTGGCGAAATGTTTCAGGGTCACCTTGTTTGTCAGGGTGACATTGAAGGGCTTTTTTATAATATTTTTTCTTTAATTGGGAAGGAGTAAGACCAGGACGTGCATCCAAAATGGCATAGGCGCGTTCTGTGTTCATGATATACATTCTATGTTATTCTTTAACTAAAATCAAAATATTACCAGACATAATAATTGTCTTCTTTGGGTTCTTCTGCAGCTTTGGCTCTTTCTGCTGCAAGTCTTTCTGCTCTGGATGGTTTTGAAGCAGTACTGGGTGGTCTAGGTTCTGCAGCAGTGGGCGGTCTAGGTTCTGCAGCAGCGCTGGGTGGTCTAGGTGGTTCTGCAGCACTGGGAGGTCTATATTCTGCTGCTGCAGCACTGTCTGCACGTCGTGTAAACATGGGTGATATGGTTAGTTCCTTAGTTATTTCACCAGCTTCTTTCCATATTCTTCCTGCTACATTTTTATATGTTTCAATCTCAACATCTTCAGCATCATCTATCGATACATATTCTTCTTTTTGATTACTAATTAACCATTGACGTACTAAAAAATAGGCAGTAGCTCTTTCACTACTCTGTACTTTATCGATGGGTGCATTTTTACCGTACAAAAATGTAAGTATTTTTTTTTGTAGAGATGGCTTAGAAGATGGGTCAGAATTTGTATCGTATTCTTTTACATCACGATTGAATTTGACAAGAATATCTTCTTGAATACGTGTTGCTTTACCAAAATCAATAAGAAGACAATATTTTTCATTATATAATATATTTCCTAAATGAAAATCATTATGATAAAATCCTAATTGTGCTAACATAATCAATAATCGTCTTGCAGTTGGTAACAGATGTTTTATTGTATAATCTTTTGATTTAGGTTGTTCATAATAATCATAAAGCGTTCCTGCAGGACCAGCACTTGAACTTATAAATTCCATAAAAACAAGACCAATGTCTCCATCAGTTTCAATATGTTCATCAATTTTTGAAAAAATAGATAAAGATTTTTTATTATAAATTTCTACATGTAGTAGGGTAGGTGCAATTGAAACACCAAAATAATGTATCGAACTTTCACATACAGTTTGATGAACTTCTATTTCTCGTTCAAATTCTTCTTTGTCTATTCCATGTAATTCAATTTCTTCTTTTTCTCCATCCTCCTCATGATTATAAATCATCGTATTAGACTTACCAATACTAACTACTTTTACAAGAATCGTATTTACACCAGATAATACCGGTGATTCTTCTGGAAGGGAAATTTTAAATGTAGCACCAAAGGTACCAGCATTTACAAATTCAATTTTCCCTTCTGCTACAAAACGTTGTAATTCAGGCATAATATCTTGACCTGGTGTTCGTGTCAATATTACTCCGCCACGTTTACGTCTAGAACGTTTGTTACGCCTAGCGCGTCTTCTTGTTCCCATAATTATCCTTTTTATTTTAAAGTTTTATACTAATGAAACGATTTACCACAAAAGAAGAACTCATGCATGCCATTCGTCATGAAACCGGTGCAAATACATGGGATGTGTCTAGAATTACAGACATGAGTTTTTTATGTAAAGATACAGATTTTAATGAAGATATTCAAGGATGGGATGTAAGTCATGTGACTACCATGGAAGGCATGTTTCAAGATTCTTCTTTTAATCGTCCTTTATCATGGAATACATCATCGGTAACTACCATGAAAAATATGTTTTTTGGTGCTGCCTTCAATCAACCTTTAGAACTGGATACGTCTTCGGTGACTACCATGGAAGGTATGTTTCAATATGCGGCCTTTAATCAACCGTTAGAGCTAAATACGTCGTCAGTCACTACCATGGAATCGATGTTTTATAGAGCATTTT